TTTCGATTCCGAATTTTCCTGTTAACATAATTATACCCCCTTTAACTAACAATACCACGCTCTTGTTATAATAGCCAGCATTTTTGCGAAACAATTTCAATAAAATGCTGGTATTTCAAGGGTTTTAGAGTTATACTGTCAAAAAAGCGGAGGTGTACTATTATGAATTCTTTTTATAATCATATATGTCCTAATTGCGGTTTTCCTATATATGGTCATCCTGCAATTTCTCGAAAAGATAATAAAACCAAAATTTGTAGTCATTGTGGTACTGCAGAAGCAATTGCACAATTTCAGCATTATTTGATTTCAAAAAAAGAAGGCTCACATTAAGCCTTCTTCTTCTTTCTTTATTATCATTCTTATTTTTTCCGTTATTTCCTCTAAAAATTCTATTGTAGTCGGAGCACCCCTTGATTGAAAATATTCTTGATACAAATCTGGTCTTTTCATATATGTTGCTTTTATAGCATTTCTTATTGCACTTTCTACTATGCTTGTTTTGGTATTAAATTTTACTGCTATATATGGATATACATCTTCTTGAAATCCTTTTAATATATGTGGATTCATTATTCTTTGTTTTATTATTTCACTTGCATATTGGTATCCTTTTAGAGTTGGTATTATTCCTACTCGATATAATTCTATTCTTATTTTTTCTTCTAGACTTTTATCCTCAATATTCATTATTGATTCAATTATTCTTTTTCCTTTTTCTAGCTCGTTAGTATTTTTTTCTTCCTCTGTTTTTTTATTTTTATATAATTTTTCTATTCTATTTCTCAATAAATCATAGTCTATCGGAAAGTTCATTATGCAAGATGTTCCTTTTTTATAGAATAGTTCCTCCATTAAATTGCTAACACTACCTACAACTATACATTTGATATTTTCATTTTCCTTTTTTACTTTTTCTATAACGCTTAATGTATCTACCATACTTAGTGCTGCTCCCAAGATTACTATATCTGGTCTTGCTATGTCTAATTTTTTTATGACATCTTCTCCGCTCTTTGCTATTGACACAATTTCATTTTTTCCAACTAAATCAATGTTATTGATTACTTCTTCTAGTGTTTCTTTATCTTCTATTGCTATTTGTATTCTTATTTTATCCATTTGTATATTTCCTCCTGGGAAAATTATACAATTTTCGACAGTTTTTGGCAACAACTTTTCATCGCAGATTTCAAGGTTTTTCGACATTATTTGACATTTCGTTCATCAATATTTCTAAATAATCTTTTGCGTAACTCCATTCGTTTCTTTGTAAAAACATCTGAATACCTCTTAACACCTCTTTTACTTCTTCTTTTGAAAAATATTCTTTTTTGTTGTTTTTTTCTAGCATTCTTATTTCTTGTTTCATATATTTTTTTCTTACTTTTATGTCTTTTTTGACATCCTTAATGTTATCATAATTTTCGATAACTTCTAAAACATCTATAAATCCTGCCATTTGTAGTATTTCCACATCTGCTATGCGTATTGGTTTATTCATTTCTTCCTCCTTCTTTTCGGTCGTAGCCGAAACTTTTTTATATTTTACCATTAATTTTTTTCGGTTTCAACCGAAACTTTCGGACATAGTCGAAACTTTTTTTATTGACCTTTGCTATACTTTTCTTGATATTGGAAATTCTAATATTGAGGAGGTATTTATATGTATCTACCAGATGCTATTCGACAGAGAATTTTAGAACTAATGGAACTTAATGATGTAAAAACAATAAATGCAGTATCTAGTTTAGCAGGTGTTTCAAACACTTTAAGTGATTTTATGAACGGCAAAACTGAAATGCCTAGACTTGATACTTTGCTTCATGTTAGCGAAGGTTTTAACCTTCAATTATATGACTTTTTTAATAGTCCACTTTTTAAAGATGTTGAATATGAAAAAACAAAAAAATAAACGGAAGGCTTTTTTAGTACCTTCCGTTTTATTTATGCTAAATATTTATTTGCCATATACCCTTTTTTATTATTTACTATTACTTCATCCCAATTGAATCCATCTGCAGATGCTACATTTTCTGCTATAACTGTTACTTTTGTTCCTTTAGGATACGCCGTAATATATGTTGAATTTTTTCTTGGTTGGCTTCTCAATACTAGTCCAGTATTTGCTGTTACTGTTTTAGTTTTTATTTGAGTTACCACTTGTTTGCTTTCTGGAATTACTAATTTTTGCCCTGTAATTATTATATCTACATCTTTTATGTCGTTAACTTTTGCGATTGCTTCTACTGTAGTTCCAAAATGATTTGCTATTTTTGTTAATGTATCTCCCTTAACTACTGTATATATATTACCTACTGCAGGCGTTATTTCTGGGGCATTATTAACACTATATTCGATGTAAGGTAATTTCCCATGTTTTACCCATTTTCTTTGTGATAGGCTTGTCACTTGAACTCCATCTTTCCATGCAGGTGTGCATTCTATTACTTGTCCATCTCCTATGTATACTCCTATGTGACCACTTAACCACACGGCTTCTCCTGGTACAATATTGCTAAAATCTGTAGATATATTGTTGCATTTATTTATCATTGTATCTGCTCCAATGTCTGGCACTCCATTTGTTGCATATTGAGCACCACCATGTGATTTTGTGGCATCTCCATTCCATCCCCAAAGAATACCTTTTATCAAACACACACAGTCAAATCCAAAGTAATTTTTACCTATTAATTTTCTGAATTTCTTTTGTCTGCTTGAATTGTACCAGTCTGGATATTGTTTGCTTTTGCTAGCAATTATTGATTCTGTTACTGGTTGACCAAAGCATCCCCACATATATATTGTATTATAATTGTTAACTACATTTTTTAATTTTTGAATTAACTCATTGTTATTCATACTATCCCTCCTAATTTTTATTAGGCAGGATTATCTGTTCTTTTTTCTGTTATTCTTGCTTATCTGTATTTTCTTTTAAATTTTTTATATAGTCACTTGTTTTTTGTACTTGTGTTCCAAAATAAAAAACTATTAATAGTCTATAAATTTCTATAAAGAATTCTGGCATTGGTATTTGAAACACTACCAAAATCACGAAGACAATCGTAAGTAATAGTGTTATTATAGTTTTCAAGTCTATTAGTTTCTTTAATTCTTCCATGTTCCCATTCCTCCTTCCATTTTCATTATTTCTTGCTTTATTTCTGCAAATTCTCTTATTGCTCTTTCATCGTGCTGCTTGAATTCATTACTTTGTATGTCGATTGATATTTTTAATAAGTTTAAGCTTTCTGCGATGTTTTGATTTGAATTGGCAAGTTCTTTTAGTATCTTCTGGTTATTCGATTTTTCTTCCTTTGATGTTTTCTTTTCTTCTATCCATTGCCAAACAAAAAGCCCAGACAATATGACTAGGCCTCCAAAGCTTTGTATAAGTTGTAGGGTTTCTTCCATTTTTATTCCTCCTTTTACGCTGTTCTTTTGAACATATAGACTACAATATATGGTTGTAAGTTATTATGAGCTCCACTTGACCCTGTTGCAGTTGTATTACCACTATTCCCACCTGTTGTTCCAGAAACAGAGTGAGTATGTGCTCCTGCCGAATCTGTAAATGTTCTTGAATAATCTCCACTCCATCCATTTGGTCTATTGAACTCATAACTACCTAAAGCACCATTTTTTGTCACACCACCATGAGTATGGGCTCCTGCACTACTCGTAGTTGCACTAAAACTATGGGCATGTGCATTTAATCCGTGGCTATGGCTTGGTATTTGTGCTGTTGTTAATGTATGTGTTTTAGATCCTCCTGTTTTTTCCGAACTTGCAAAGTCTGTATCTCCTGTGTTAATACCTACTAGTGTTCTTCCTGTTGCAAACGCCACCCAAGTACCTCCAAAATAGCTTGATGGATTTGTTGATACTGTGCTGATATAAATACTACCAACTGGGTATAGTTCCCCTGCTTTCTTTAACACATTTGCTTGTATCTCATTTGCTACATTACTTGTAGAAGTTCTTGCAGAAAATGTTTGGCTCGCATTATCTGTAAATCCGTCTAGGTAAACTGTTGCCGATACAAAATCCCCATAATCTGATTCCAAGTAATAAGTTGCTGTTCCACCTCTTAACCACACTACGAGTCCACTTGTAGATAGTTTCATTCCTGCTACCATTGTCGAATAAGTTTCTCCAAATTCAAGAACTTTCAAGTTTTTATCATTACCACCCCAGTAATTATCTCCAGACCATAGAACGGAGAATGTCAATCCACCTCTATGTGTTGCAGTATTCCATGTATCTGGTGCGGTCACGGAAAATCCCCTTGTAATATTGAATTTGCAGTATGGAAAAGAACTTTTTACTTTTGTCCTTGATATTACTACTGGATAGTATGTATCTGCATCTCCACCTACAACAATTGTCTGTATTGTAGCTCCCATTAAGCCTTGAATATTTTGTCCTCCTGCATATACTTTTCCTTTTACATCAAGACTTCCAGTTGGTAATGTATTCGTTGGGATTTTTCCTACACCTACTAATTTTTTTGTTCTGTTTAGGCATAAGATACTATCTCCACTCGTTATCTCTACTTGTCTAGTAACACTGCTCAATAAGTCTGTCACTTTAATTTCTGCTATGTATTCTGTTCCTACCGTAAATCCCGTTAATGTGTTAGATGTTGTATTATTCTTAAATGTACCGCTTCCTAATGTAAATTTACTTGTAATGTCTGTCCAACTACCAAAACTACCACTTTTGGTTTTCACTCTATATTGTATTGATTGTATTGCATTTGTTTTCGCACCAAAGTTTATATTGGCATATGTTCCATTTCCTACAATGTTAGCTGTTGTTCCTATTCCATTTTGTCTAATGATACTCATACTTTGTATTACCGCTTCTGTATAGTTTACTAATGTTGCTGACTTTGTAACTGATGTTATATTTCCTCTACCATCTATTGCTTTTACAATAATGCTTGATGCGTTTACCTTTGTTAATTCCATACTTACTTCTGCAGAACTACTGTATGATACTTCCTTGCTTAATTTTCCTAGTTCTGTTCTGTACTTAATCATTGTTGCACCTTTATTAGCTACGGCTTTATTAGCAGTGCTAATTATTGTTTTTAAGTTCGAGTATCCCGAAATTAACTTTTGATTATTTCCTGTTAGTGCAACAGTAGTGCTATTAGAGTCTTGGAATGTAAAATTTGAAAATGTAGGATTGGCATCCGTTAATGTAGCCGTTTTTATTATTGTGCTGTAATATGATGTTCCATTGCATACTGTTTGCACTACAAATTTCACTTTCAAACTATTAGCTGTTGGTATTGCTGCATAATGTAGGTTATTATCTGATGATGTCCATGCGAAAGTATATGGGCTTGATATTCCTGTTCTTTTTGCACTTAACAAGTCTGTGGTTGTTTCTTTTTCTATCCATGCGTTTACTGTTGAACCACTCGGGTTTGAAAAACTAATGCTTGTATTTGTGCCTATATTATAATTTGATGCACTTGTTATTTTTGCGTAATCATATGTAGTTACACTTATTGCAGAACTATCTGTTGTTAGTTGGCTATCTTTCCTTCGGACTCTTAATTTTATTGAATATGCTGTTGCGGCCGATAGACCTGTTATCGTTTTGTTTGATGGCATACTTGTCCACGAACCACCATTTAACGAATACCAGAAAGCATCGCAAGTGCTATCTACTGCATAATCTAATACAAGGCTATTTATTGTTTTGCTAGAACATTTAAAACTAGTTATTGCGGCATATCTTGGAATTGTTGGTAATGAAATGTATCCCGATACACTTATTGAATTTGGAATGTATGATTTCCCCGAGATACCAGTATACCAATATCCACTTAGTGTCACACCGCCAGTTCCATCTGCATTGTGATATACTGTTGTTGAACTTGACCCTAAATACATTGATGTACTTCCTGCCGCCCAATCAAATGTCATATATGTATTACTTTTTCCTGTTAAGTTCCAATATGCATCCCCGTAATTATTCCAGTAGTTATATGCTTGTGTTCTTTCTACATATAGGTCCATGTTTATATATGTGCAGTTATTTGCTATACTCTGTGAATATGAATAATCTATTCTTAACCTGTTATAATTGCTATATTCTCCATATATACTTGCCATTACTTTCTCCTTCTATTTTTTTGTGAAGGAGCAGGAGAAAATAATTACAAGACAAACAAGCACTCATCCGAGTTTATGAGTAATTGTTGGAATATAAAATCTTCTATTTTTAATGTTCCATTTATTTCTGTGTTAGTTAATAATACTCTTAAATTATTTAATGTAAGTATAATATTGTTAGCATTATCTTTGTCCACTACTGACATACCTAGGTTATTGATGGTTGTTATGATATTTGAGTTTTCTGATACTACCCTCATTCCATTGTAATACAGTTGCAATGCTGTTCCCATTATTTCCCCTGGTGCTGGTTCCCAATTGCATCTCAAATCTCCGTCTACCAACATTAAGTCAGTCAAGAAACCACCTTTTGTATTGTCTAGATAACTGCATTCCATTGAGTATGTTATATTTCCACTTGCTACAAATGTATATACAACTTCTTCTAGGTTCTTTGCTGCAGTTGTATTTACTAGTTCTACTTCTGTGGTATTTTTTAATTTAAATACAAATTTATTGCCTTCTGTATTGCTATACTTAAATGTTAATGTATATGTATTTCCTTCCACTAGTACAATTTCTTGGTGTTTTATTAATAAATTTGTTGCGTATATCATTGCACCCGATTTTGTTACATTTGTTAAGTCTGCGACTTCTCCAAATAAACTATTTCCAGTACCAGATATTTCATATCTATCTGTGCCATATATTCCCACACTATTTATTACTGCATTATTCCCACCACTTATTTGGATTGATTGAACAATTCTATCTACTGCTATGTTTAGACTTGCTATTCTATCTTGGTTGTTTTGTATTTCTTCACTATTTTGATTAACTGTCATTCTGATGCCTTCTACATCTACGGAGTAAAATTCCCCTGTATTTAAGTTGATATAAAAGTTTCCATCTTGTGACCTTAAAATACCTGTTGTCATTAGGTTTGCATCTAATGTTCCTGTGCTTATAAAATCTGCCACAATTTGTCCTGTTGATGTCATTGCTATTTCGTATGGTCCATTTATTCCATTTTTCGAGTATCCTAGTCCTTCTATATTCCATCTCCAGACTTTTTGTGCTGTTGTCGGATTATTGGTGTCCATTATAAAAAGTTCGTTTTGTGTTTTATATACATATCCACCCATAGCATTTGTTATTGAAGATGTTGCAAAATCTTTTACTTGTTGTAATAAGTTTGGAACTCGTTCCCATTCTTGATTGTTTTTTTCTTCTTGTACTATTTGATTTGTCACATAGTTTGCTTTTAGATTACCTAATTCTAAAGATATATATCTTTCTTTTAACACATCCCAAGTATACTTTACTATTCTTATTTCTATGTCCACATCTATATCATCTATTTTTGTATGTAATGTATCTCCCATTTTTACTGTTTCTAGAAAACTAAATTTTTCTTTATATTCTTTTGTTTTTGATAGTTCTAGGAATTCTACTTTCATACTCACTATTGGCTCATCAATGTGGTCTTTTTCAAATAATTTATTTGTTTTTTCTCTTAATATTTCAAAGGCTTTTTCTTCAGTTACATTGTTTTCTGGATTCTCTGTATCTTCTACAATTTGCACTTCCGAGAATTCCACTTTTCTTATTATTGGCTCTGGATAGTTACTTATTAATGGGCTTTCTATATACTTTTCTGGTAATAATAGTCCATCATATCCTTGTGGCATTATTTTGGTTACTACTGTGCTATAATCTATATCTACTTCTATCCCAGTTAAGTTCTTTGTTTTCATTATTTTATATCCTGTATTTGAGCCCCTTCTACTTAACATCTTTATTGAAAAATTATCTCTTTCTAATTCTCCACTCCATATTTTTACAAACGAATTGTCTATTTCTCCTATTAAGCACTCTACTGGATTTCTTCTAACATATCTTGCAGTTGCTACTGTTGTTATATCTGAATATGCCGTATATTTTGTTTTACTGTTATTTACTGTATGATCCAATATCCATTGGAGAGCCGCTTGTCCTGCTAGATTTTGTGGATACACATCTTCTACAAAGTCATTATTTAATTCATAAAATATATGTGTGGCTACTATCTGCTTTCTAGTTAGTGTTTTTTTTACATGTTTTATTTTGAATAATTGGTATGACTCTACACCCTTTGCTTTTATTATATTTCCTTCTTTTATTTCTTCTGCTAGGTAACCTTTTATAGGATATTCCATTTCTAATTCATATTGCCCATTTAATTCCTCTATTATTTTAGCGGATATTACATCTCTTAATATTCCTAGCCCGTTATTAGTAAATTCTTTTTCAAACTGATTATAAATTGTTAACATTTTTGCCTCCTATATATAGGCTTTTCTGTATTTTATTTGCATTGTTGCATTTCCTATAATCTGTATAGTGTTTTTCCCTGGTTTTAATTTGGGGAATTCTCCATTCATTTTGTCATTCTTTGACTCTAGTCCTTTATATGCATTTTGTAACTCACAGTCTAACTCGATATATTCTTCATCTACATTTAAAATACAAGTGCTATTATTTATGGTTAGTTGTATTTCCCCGCTTCCTGTTACTTTTATGTATGGACACATTTCTGCTGTACAATCTATACTTAATGTGTTCACATTATTGTTATTGCAGTTGTATGTGTATTCTTGGATGCTTAATGCTATTGGTTGTAACTCCAATTGTATTATGAATTCTCTGTATATTCTAAATACTCTAGATAAAGGGATACTGTTTACAATTGTCGCATTGTAACACTTATCTACTTCATCTGAAAAAGTGATTACACCAAACTCTGTTAACCATTCGGTTATGCTTCTAGCATTTATTCCTTTTTTTAATGCACACTCTAATGATATATTTATAGGTTCATAGCAACCTTCATCAATGTGTAAATTTCCATTCCTGCCTGGTACTGTTATTGTTTCTATTTTTCTTTTAGGTTTAGTAATAGGGGGCAATGCTTTGAGCACTACCCCCATATCACTTGACTTGATTCCATTATATATAAAATATGCCCCCACAATTATCCTCCTTTTGCTGCCAGTTTTCTATTTCTGTAGAATTCTATTTCTTCTACTAGTCTTTCTACATCTTGTTCTCTTTCATTTATGAATTTCTCTATTTTTAGAGTAAAGTTTGAATTGTTTGTTGTATTGTTTGTTGTTGTATTATATCCATTCAAACCTATTCCTGGTTTAGCCATTGTTTTTAGACCTATGTCTAGGTTTGTTGTTAGTTCTGGTGCTTCTAGTAGATTTCTCATTCTATTTCTTAATGTCTGTGTTTTATTATCCATACCATCTATAAAACCTAGGATCATATTTTCTCCCCACTCTACGATGTGTCTACCTTCTCCTTCTTTTGCTGGAGAGTGGAAGCCTAAAAAGTCTTTGATATTGTTTATTACATTTGCAGTTGCATCTCTTACGCTTTGGATTTTATCTTTTATTCCTTGTACAAAGCCATTCATCATATTTTGAGCCCAAGTTTTTGCACCTGTAACAATTTCATTGAATTTGTTTGAAACTGCGGTTTTTATTTCTCCTACTTTATTTCCTATAGTTGATTTAATATCTCCGCCATTTATTTGCTGCATTTGTTTTTACTTGGTCCCATTTGCTTTGTATATTTTGTACTACTGGAGATATTTTATCCGAAATAGTATTTTTGATTTGTCCGCCATTTTTCTGATGCATTAGTTTTTATTTCATTGAATTTATTTACTGCACCATTTTTCAATTCTGTGAATTTTGTTGATACTGTTGTGCCTATATTTGATGCTGTTTCTGATATAGTATTTTTCGCTTGGTTCCATTTTTCTGATGTTGCCGTACAGATTTCATTCCATTTGTTTGAGATTCCATCTTTAACATTTGTTATTGTGGTTGAAACTTTTGACTTGATTTCTGACCATTTTTCTGATGTTGCAGTTGAAATGTCCGACCATTTTTCATTGATGAAATCACACATATCTTGGTAATAATAATTATGGTCATACATCCATTGTGATGCATCTGACACTCCCGTTTTTATTTTATCCCAAGTTTGTGATGTGTTTTCCTTCAATTGTCCGCCATTTTTCTTTTATACCTTGTCCAAGTTCTGATATCTTATTTACTGCATTATCTTTTAAGTTACTTACCCCTTGAGTAATTTCACTCCATTTTTGTGATGCACCATCTTTGATATTTTGCCATCCATTAGACCAAGATGTTTTTATATTTTCTATTCCATTAGAAAACCATTGCTTTACACTATTCCAACCATTTGCAATTCCATTTCCTATATTTGACCAGAAAACATCCCAGTTTGATTTGATTTCTCCTGTTTCCCAGTCTACTTTATTTACATGTTCTTGTGCTTGGTTTTGTGCTTCTGTAACTACCTTTTGATGCATTTCTTCTGCTTTTGTAATAGTTTCATTCTTCTGTCTTTCTGCAGATGCTATTATTTCATCTGCGGCCTTGTTTGCTTCTTCTGTTCCTACTGCTCTTAATCTTGCCGCTGCCTTCATTCTTTCATCATATTCTTGGTTGGCGGCTTCTATTGTTTGATTTTTTTGTTCTATGCTATTCCTTACTACTTCTGCTGCCTGTTGTGCAGATAAATCACTTGCATTTGCCTTCATTCTTTCAAGGATAGCTGCTTGTTCTGCTTCATTTTCTGACATTACTGCAACTGCAGTATTTGTCATTTCACTTTTTATCCTATTTATTTCATCTGCTTCTGCTTGTGTTATTGCTCTATTTTGTTCTGATGCTTGAGTTAGGATTTCATTTATTCTTGCCGTTCCTTCTTCTGTTATTCTTTTCTTTTCATCAAATCCTGCATTTGCATCTGTTATTATTTTTTGTTTTTCTTCTTCGGTTAAACTTGTTAAGGTTGCTAGTTGTTCTGTTAGCAATTGTGTTGTTTCATTTTTTTGTTCTTCTATCTTTGAAACAATTTGCTCTTTCATTTGGCTTATTGTAGATGTTAAGTTGTTTTTCATTTCTTCTGTTATTGTAGCTCCACTCCAAGCCATTTGATTTAGAGAAACTGTTGCTTGTTCTTCTAAATCCATAAATGATCCAACCGCTTCTTGGGTTGCTTCACTTACTGTGTCATCGAATCTTTCTATCTCTGGTATTGAGTCCGAGAACACAGATGTGATTGCTCCAATGACATCTGCTACCAATCCTACTGCAGACAATAAAAAGTCAATAACTGGTGCTAGTATTTCATATAGTTTTGCCCATATTTCCACAAGCAAAGCGATTGCATTTACCAGTATTGTTCCTAGCAATTCTACTAATGGTTCTATTGCCTTCCAAATATTTTGGATTACCTCCATTGCTTTTTGGAAGATTGGTTGTAGTATCTGCCATACTTTTTGTATTGCTTCTTGGATTCTCTGCCAAGCTTTTTGTACTGTTTCTTTGAAATCATCATTTGTTTTATATAGATGCACAAATGCTGCAACTAATGCAGTTATAACTCCTATTGCTATTCCTACTGGTCCTGTTAGAGCAGACATTGCTGTTGAAAATACTTTTGCTATTCCCCCTGCGTTACCTATTGCTGTTGCTACTTTTCCAAATCCAGAGACCATACTACCTACTGAACTTACTACTTTACCTGCTATGCTTAACATAGGTCCTAGTGCTGCCACTAATGCTACCATTTTCAAAGTGCTTTTTTGTGTTTCTTCATCTAGATTTTTAAACGCAGTCGCCCATTCTTTTATTCTATCTACGATTGGCTGCACCATTTCTACCAAATCAATTATAATTGGTAATAGTGCTTGTCCGAGTTCTATTCCTATATCTTGTATACTATTTTTTAGCATTGCTAGTTGGCTTTCTACTGTACCATATCTCTGGTTTGCTTCATTAGTCAATGCCGTGTTCTCATTCCAACTTTCATTTGCTAGATTTATTGCATCTGTCATTACTCCATTAGCATTTGCAAGAGAAAGTATTGTGTTGCTTAATCTTACCTCTGTTAAGCCCATTTCATCTAATACTGCTATTGCTGATTTTCCATTTCTTTCTGTATCATTTAGACCACTTATGAATGTGCTTAAGGCTCCTACTGCATCTGTTTCAAATGCTTGTTTAAATTGTGCAGATGACATTCCTGCAACACTTGCAAATTGATTAAGTTTTTGCCCACCAAGTTCTGTTGCCATTTGTATTTGCTTTAGTAGTTTTGCCATTGCAGAACCACCGAGCCTCTGCTTCTATTCCTACAGAACTCATTGCTGTTGCTAGTGCCATTATTTGTGCCTGGCTTAATCCTACAAGTTCTCCAGATGCGGCTAATCTTGTAGCCATACTCACTATGTCTGCTTCTGTTGTAGCAAAATTATTACCTAGTGCTACTATTACAGAACCTAGATTACTGTATTCTGATGCAGACATTTTTGTTATGTTTGCAAATTTTGCTAAAGAAGAAGCGGCTTCACTTGCAGATAGGTTTGTAGATTCCCCCAAGTCTATCATTACTCTGGTAAAGCTCAATATGTCTTGAGTCTTTATTCCTAATTGTCCAGCCGTTTCTGCAACACTTGATATTTCAGTTGTAGATGCTGGCAACTCTTTTGACATATTTCTTATTCCAAGTTCTAACTCTGCGAACTGTTCTTCTGTTGCATCTACAGTTTTTCTTACTCCTGCAAATGCAGACTCGAATTCAACTGCTGCTTTTGTAGACAAAGTTCCTAGTGCTACTATTGGTGCTGTTACATACTTTGTTAATGTACTACCAGCTGTTTGCATTCCTTGTCCTACTGCTTTTATTTTATCTCCTGTAGTAGTTAATGTAGTTCCTAGTTGTTTCCATTCTGCAGTATGACCTTTTATGTCTTGATTTAATTGCTCTAGTTCTTTCTCCATATTGTTTAGAGTAGCTGTTGCATTGTTTAGTTGTACTTGTAATTTTTGAGTTTGTGTAGCATCTTTACCTTTTTCTTCTACTGATTTTTTGTATTGTTCATTTAATAATTCTACTTTTGCTTTCTGGTTAAGGATGGCTTGACTTAAGTTTGTTGCTTTTACTTTCAAACTTTCAGTTGTATTCCCGAAATTTTGCATACTAGACTTTGAAAGTGTTAGTTCTGATTTCAATGTTTTTAAGTTATTATTTACTTTTGTTATGCCTTCCTTAAAGCCAGACGAGTCAAAAGCAATTTCTATGCCTAGTTTTGCTAAAGTTTCTTCTACTGCCATTTTGAAAACCACCTCTATCCAAAAATTTCATCAATGTATGCCATTGATGATTCATTGTGGTTTTCTGTTTTTGCTTTGCTCTGTGAATTATATTCATAGTAAATCTCGGATAATAAACACAATTTTTTTGGTGTCATTTTCCAAAACTCTTTTTCTGGTATATGCAATATTTGTGTTCCTAAATAGTAGAGCCATCCCCAGTCCCATGTATTTCCTTTGGATTCTGTTGATGACTCATTAATTAGTTTTTTGTTTCTTCATCTGCTTCTGGTAATGAATTCATTGCTGATGCGTTGATTTTATTTGTAATTTCGACAATGTTATTCATATTAATCATTTTTCCTACTTCCATTAATGTTAGCTTTGGATTTTGAGTTTTTAACATAGCATATAATACATCTCTTATTGCTTTGAACGACCCTTTTTCTAGTCCTTCTAATGCTTTTGTTGGATCACCATACATATCCTCTAATTCTGCAAAAGCATTTAAATCCAAGCTTATTTCATATTCTTTTCCACCTAATACTACTGTATTGTTAGAGACTACTCCCTTTAATTCTTTACCTGTTACTTTTATATTTGACATTTTAAAATCCTCCTAAATTTTTATTTGTGAAGGAGCAGGAGGATTTTCTTGTTAGCCCTCTGCTGTTGGTATTTCTGGTACTGCATCAAACCATGCATTTATTCTTTCTGGTTTTGAACCTTCTGCATCTTCATCTTCCATGATTCTCCAGTTACCATCATTTCTGCTATAAAAACTTCCCTTTAGGCTATTTGTTTTTGGTGTAGGTTTTTCTCCTATAGTTTCATATTCATCTTCTGTATGTTCAAATTTTCCTTTTAATAGCCATACATAACGATATTTACCATTTGATTTTTTTCTTCTAAAACCTAGAGCAAGTTCTGGTGCTACATCATCCTTGCTTTCTACTAACATTCCATCTACTATTTTAGAACCTTGTAATAGGGCTCTTGATGCAATTGTTAATTGGTTTAATTCTATCTCCACATCGCAAGAGTCAAAATTGTTTAATATTTCCTCTACTGAATCATCAGAATATAATTTCTCTGATGAAGTTTTTGGAGATATCTTTGCTTTTATTGACCTTTCTAATTTTACAGGTTCCGCATATACTGTTCCTGTATTTTCATCTTTTGTTATTTGTGCTACTGTTAATTTTTCCAAACCTATTTGTCTTGGCATTTTTAATTCCTCCTACATATTTATTTGTGAAGGAGCAGAAGGAATTTTTATTCTTTATATTCTGCATAATAACAATCTATTGCTTTATGAAAGACTTTATTTTCTCTTTCATATAAGTCCTGGCATGTTATTGAGTAGAATTCATTTTTCTTTAATGCTTTCACTACTTTATTTTTTATTTTAGTTGGGTCCTCATCCGAAAAAATATCTACTTGGAAATGGTGTCCTATGATTTCCTCCATATCTTCCGATTGGGCATCTTCTTTTTCTAGTATTTCAAAATATGTTATATATTTTTTATTTTTTCCTGTGTATGTATCGAATTCCACATCGTATCCTATTTCAGATAATACTTTGTATATTTTTTCGTGTGCATCCATTATTTCAATTCCTTCCCAACTAAATTTTTAAATATTTCTAGTGATTCTTGTACCTTGGCTTTATAAGCAGGTCGCATAAATGGTTTTTTACCATAATGCGTACTAGACCACGGCCCAGAAGAAGCACCCCACTCTATAAATTTCGCATAATAATATGGTGAATTATCTCCTTTAGTAAATCCCACTATTACTCTTTTTGCAGTTCCTTCCTGTTCCACATTGCTGATTTCAATATGGTCAGCCATATGTCCTTTAGACCCTGTTGCTTTTTTGCTTTTCCTTGCTTTTCTTCTTGCTTCATCTCTAACTGGCTCTGCTGCTTTTATAAGTGCATTATCTACTACCTTGTTTAACTTATTTGGCATTTCCTCTAGTTTTTTATACAAATCTTCAAAACCATACATTCTAATATCATATTGACTCATTATTCTATCGCCTCACATCTTATTTTTAATTCGATGTTTTCTTCATTAACATTTTCTATTCCCAGAATGTTATATGGATGTTTATAGAATATTCTATATTCTTCGGTATTGCTTAATTGGTTTTCTAATAATTTATCATATCGTATGGTTATTTCTTTTGATTTTTTAGGTTTAATAGAATTAGCAACATCTTGTTCATTTTCTATATTGGTATTAATATTGGCCCATACTTTTTTTAAGTCCTTCCATTCTTTTTTTGATATGCCTCGAGTATTCTTTGTTTCGGTATAACTTTGTATGGTTATTCTTTTATTATACTGACTCGTTTTCATTACTATCATCACTACCTTCATTTCCATATCTAATTTGTAGTAGTAAATTATCCAACGAATATTTTAGTCCTTTTGTGCTTCCTGTTGCTGCTCTGTTTTCATACCAATGATTCACAAGTATTCTTTGGCATAATTCTGCTTTTGGATTATCTTTGTTATATTCTCCACAAGCAGTTTTTATATATCCATCTGCGGCTTCTATTAAACTTTTTACAAGTTCATCTTCTTCTTCGTTATCTATACGGCAATATAATTTTGCTTGTTCGAGTGTTAACATCTTTCTCCCTCTTTTCTTTATAATTCAAGGCTTGTAGTTATATTACTTTTTTCTTAAAACGGCACACAAGCCAACCTCGTGCGACACGCTTTTAAAAAAAGAGGGATATTTCTATCCCTCTGCTCCATTTGTTTCATTTTCAGTTGGTTCTACATTTACTGCTGCAGTTCCATCTGTTATTGCCAATTCTCCATAGCAGTATGCTTCATTATCT